CTTTGATGCGGAGCTAAGAAGCTCTTTCAACGACAACTCTACAGTTATCGGTCTAAATTGAGCTCTACAGCTCAATTGAAGTGGTCTCAGCCGGGACCTTTTGAGGAAGGCAAGCAACAACCATTGACTTACCCGTTCCATACGGGCATCAGCATGATCCTTCCATTTTTAAAGAAATTGATTTTGGGCATATCCGAAAAATTGGCTGACTAACAAATTTTGCCCTTAAAACTTATTGATTTATAAGTTTTGCTTCTTGCCTCATTTGCTTTCTATTCATTAATAAGCTTAGGCCTATTAAATGTTTTATTTTTTGAATTGCGTTTCCGTTTGGATGCTGAATTTTTCTGTAGACGATTTAGGCAATATGTCTTATTCCTTTTATGGTGAGTAGAGGGGATCTACTTCCCATATTTGTGCTGCAAAAAGGCCATTACATAGTTGACATCAACTCCGGAAACTTAAATTTGAGGCATTTAATATACCTATTTTAAATAAAGCTACCACACTGTGCTTAAGGAAATTCTCATGTAATTGTTCAATTAGTCTTAGAATTAGTAACCTTAGATGTGCTATTCTTCTTAATCATCTTTGAACATATATTGTAGCTTATCTTATAGATATCTGATCTAGTCGTAACTTTTGAAGGTAAGTTTTTAATTATAGGTGTTTTTGAGTTTCCAGATCCTGAAATACATTATTTATTAAAGCAGTTTACTAATTTTCTAAGCTCTAAGTCCTAACAACAAAGCTAAAGGATGCAGTATAGGATTGTTAAAAATATTAGCATTTTTCTTGATATAGTATTGCTTTGTCTGTAAAGTCTTTATCGGATCTCTATACAAATTGAATGACTAGACCGTGCCGTGAGAAAAGGATATTTTCGAGCAAAAATCAATTTTATCCCAGGGCAAAGTTTTAATTTCTTTATGTTTGATTACCTGTCCCATACCTATGGAAATTTATTGATCTTTCTTACTAGCTGTTCTCTTTTTAACAATCAAAGTATAAATTTGGGCGTCATGCGGGTTCAAATGGACCATAGTATCATCACCGGCTTATATCCATTGATAACTGTATCTGTTTTTAAATTATAGGTCCCAAACAGGATGTCTTAACCAGAATTATTTAGAATAAACAGGTAATTAATCGCCGCCAGTAACTGTGACTTTCTTAATGGGTTACTATCTGTCTGATAAATACTAAGTCCTAAAGCTAGAATCTGTATGAGTGAATAATTATGCAAAATATAGAACCTAATAAGTGTCAGAGAATTCTGTGTTTAAAAGAGTAGTACCAGTTGGATCTCCCGATGGTGTGCCACCACTGAAAGGTATGACAAGTATATCTGACAATTAATCTTTAGCATAATCAGTGTAGCTTATAGCCTTCAGCATTTTTTCATTATGTTTTTGATATATACCCGGTGCTTTTAGTATGCAGTAGTTCTAGAAATTTGTAAGACTCTTCATGATGTATTAAACATAGGCTTAAGGCTATTTAGTGAATATGTTCCTGATCTCCTTCCAAGATTTGACAACATTTTAAACAATCTTTTTATAAAAAGGATACATTGCATCTGTAAATAATTTCCTAATAAATTGTTTTTGATTACCTTAATATGCACTGCCATCTTTGCAAACGTTAACATTTTATGTTCGGAGGAAAGATTTGAACAATTTTTTCATTTCACTTTTTGTTAACCCTTGAACAAAGCTAGGATTAATAATTTTCATTATTTTGAAGATAACAGTCTGCACAGATATGACAAGTCCTCTCTAATTCGTACCCATTATAGCTCTAGGCCTTTCAGCAACATTATGTATAAAACCCTATTGATCTATATAACATGGTTATTACTAGTTTTAAGGCTATAAATTATAAACTTAACCAGATTTGACGAAAGCTGTATAAACTTTCATTTAAGGAAATCTACCATCTGCTTGATCAAGAATATCTACGATATTTTTCAATTTCTTGCTTTTGTTGTAGTTTTTGTGACCTAAAATTTTGAAGATAGGGTTGTCAGTCTTACATATTTAATAAAGTTAGCCAGTTTGTTAAATTTCACAGAGTTTATTCAAATACCACTGTGCCCGTGCTTACAATATGGGCTTTGCAAATTATACATATGAATAGTCATGGACTACTTTAGAAACAAAAAGTCTACAGAATAGCGCATATACTAGGTTGGTTAACGATTTTCCAAATTAATACTAAGTCTGCTAACGATTGAGTCCGAGTATATCATATCCTGTCTTAACGCACTTAGCATCAGTTATCATACGCTATACATGATTCTTATTTACCCTTACACAATGGCCTATCTTTATAAGATATTTATTAACAAGGTCTGCAAGTTATTAATAGAAGTTATTTTTATCAAAAGCTGGAGTTCTCATGCTAGGATGTAATGGTTAAAGTGTGCCTAGTTACCAAGGTTTTTAAACATAATAATTCTTCTTTTAAATTATATTATCCTAACATATTTTTGGTTGTTTCTTTTTCTATTATTTGACGAACTAGGACAAATATTATTTAATTGTGTCTTTTGTTTCTACTATGTTTGTGATGTAGCAACCATCAATCCCAGGTTTGTTAAGTGTGAGCAAGCGCTATTGAAGTATCTTCTATTTTTAGCTTCTAAACTATTGATCTTAAAATTATTAAATTTTGTTGTTTATCTACTACCTAGTCATGCTAAATTCTGACACATTGAGAGTTTTTAAACCGGATACTTATTGTATTGCAACTTATTCGACTTTACCTATCTTAATTCTTTTTTCAACTCCTAGATGGATTAATTAGCCGAGTTAAGGATATATTTCATATATTGTTTATATAAGCTATTGTTATGCATTGACGACTTCTTTAACTTATAATTGCTCTTTTTCTTTGTTTTAAATACCGCTAACTAATCTTATATGTTATACATATATCCTTGATACAGGTAGTTACTTCTGCCATTGTTTTTTCCAAATAATCATAGTTCTGATGACACCAGTATTAGGCTTTATAGCCCATTGATATTATATAGTTCGTGGAAATAGCTTTATCAAAGGAAAGCTGATTTTGTTGTAATTTGTAACTAGTTTTAATTTGCTAATATCTTGTATAACTGAAATACTCCACAATATGTTGGCTGCATTTTGAGCACTAATAGTTATAAAATTCTTAGGTTGCTAGGTCTAATTATAAAAGTCTTTTATCATGTTAGTTATTTTCCAGCTACCAAATCTTTTACCATAATTTTTATTCATAGCCATCGCTGACCAGATGTTTGCATAATCCTAAGTCTTATAACTCTTCTATTTCCACAAGACTGCTTGACGCATAAGTTGATTACCTGTATTGGTATAGTTTTAGCCTGATAACTGAACTAAATAATTATAAAATATGGAGTTTTCTGAATGGTAATTAGGTCCCACAATATATTTAAGTTTGGCATATCTCTATTTTG